CATCGCCCTGAAGCGCAAGCAGCCGGGCGACACGCTCTCCGAGCAGGTCTGGCGGATCTTCGGCACTCGACGTGACATCGAGTATCCGAAGGGCCAGCCGAACGGCCTGCTCCGACTTCGACGCTTCGCCCTCCTGGCATTCCTCGCCTGGCTCGTCGTCCACTTCATGACGGGCGGCCTGGTGTGAACGTCCTCTACTTCACCTCCCCGCACTGTCGGCCCTGTCGCTCGTTCGGCCCGCTCCTGAAGGGCGAGCTGGCTGAGCTCGGGGTCGAGGCGGAGGTGGTCGACATCAGCATCCCTGACGGCCTGGAGAAGGCCGGCTCCCACGACGTGTCGAGTACACCGACCGTCGTCATCAAACGGTACGGCGAGGAGATCAGCCGCTTCACTGGCGCACTCCTCGGAGATTCACTGAAGGACGCTCTCAGCGTCCTCCGATGAAAGGAGGTGACCGGTGGGCGTTCGAGGCCCCGTACCGAATCGTGAATCAGACCTCGCTCGCCCCCGGTCGCGGAAAGGCACCGACGAGCAGGAGACGAAGAAGGGCCAGATGCGGAAGGTCACGGTCCCCCGACCTGACCCCGACTGGCACCCCATCGCCACGAAGCTCTACAACTCGCTGAAGACGTCCGGCCAAGCCGACTTCTACCAGAACAGCGACTGGGCTCTGGCGTACGCCCTGTGCGATGACCTGTCCCACTACAAGAAGTCGGGCAAGCGGTCCGCGCAGATGGCACAGACCCTGTACTCCGCCTTCGGAAACCTCCTGGTGACCGAGGGCGATCGGCGCCGTGTGCGCATCGAACTTCAAGAGCCCGAGGAAGAGACCACGCCGGCCTCTGTCCTCGCCATCGCGGACTACCGACAGGAGCTCGGGCTCTCCGAGTAGGGCTACTGCCCATCGAGCTCTTTCGGGGGCTTGGCCCTCAGCTCGTCGCGGACGGCGCGGACGGACCTGATCGCCTTGATCGCCTTGCTGCTCAGCTTGGGGATCTGGTCAAGAACGAAGGTCAGAACGAAGACCACACCGACGAGAAGCACCACGAGGGCGGTAGCCCAACCAGGAAGTTGCATGTACCCGGAATCTTTCTGAGGGCAGCACTGAGCGCACTGCGGGCACTTGCCGCATCCGCTCCACCACCTCTCATACATCTCTCGGGCACGACCAATCGTACAGCAACGGCCGGTACGGAGGCGGAAGTTGGAGGTGAGCCGTGGCTACTCAAGCGGTCCTCACTTCCGAGGAGATCGAACAGCTTCCCCCGACGTTCCTCGGCCCCACCTGGCAGAAGGACAGCCTCGGCGCCTGGGTGCTCCCCAAGCGCACGCTCGGCTGGCAGATCGCCGGCTGGGCTGCGGAGTACCTGCAAGCAGAGAACGGCGGCCCCTGGAAGTTCACCAGGGAGCAGCTCCGGTTCGTGCTGCACTGGTACGCCGTTGACGAGAACGGGCGGTTCACCAACCGCAAGGGCGTCCTCCAGCGCATGAAGGGCTGGGGCAAGGACCCCCTGCTCGCAGTGCTGTGTCTGGTCGAGCTCGTCGGGCCGTCGCGCTTCTCCCACTGGGATGAGGCCGGCGAGCCGGTAGGTGTTCCTCACCCGCGGGCGTGGGTGCAGGTTACGGCCGTCAACCAGTCGCAGACGACGAACACGATGGCGCTGATCCCGTCCCTCATGACGGATCACTTCAAGGCGAAGTACAACGTCAAGGACGGCGCGGTTCTCATCCGCGCGCTTGGCGGCAAGGCCCGTCTTGAAGCAGTGACTTCCTCGTACCGTGCGCTCGAAGGTAAGCGAACGACCTTCACCCTGCTCAACGAGACCCATCACTGGGTGAGCGGGAACAACGGCCACAAGATGTACGAGACGATCGACGGTAACGCGACCAAGCAGGACAGCCGTTACCTGGCGATCACCAACGCTTACCTGCCCGGCGAAGACTCTGTCGCCGAGCGGATGCGCGAGTCGTTCAACAAGATCCTCGAAGGCCGCATGGCGGACATCGGGTTCATGTACGACTCGATCGAGGCTCACCCCAAGACCCCGCTTACGGCGCTCGCGCTGCGCATCGTCATCCCGAAGATCCGGGGTGACGCGGTCTGGCTGAACGTCGACTCGATCATCCAGTCCGTGATGGACGCGACGATCGCTCCGTCCCGCTCTCGGCGTATGTGGCTCAACCAGATCGTGGCCGAAGAGGATGCGATCTACGGGCCGGCCGAGTGGGATGGCCTGGTCGACGACTCCAAGACGCTGAAGCCTGGCGATGAGATCGTCCTCGGGTTCGATGGCGGCAAGAGCTCGGACGCAACAGCGCTGATCGCGCTGCGCGTTCGGGACATGTGCGCCTTCGTGCTCGGTGTCTGGGAGAAGCCGGACGGACCGCAGGGCGAGGACTGGACAGTGCCCCGTTCCGCGGTCGACTCCGAGGTTCATGAGGCGTTCCGCCTCTTCGAGGTGCAGGCGTTCTTCGCGGACGTCGCGCTGTGGGAGTCGTACATCGCCGACTGGTCGGAGACGTACGGCGCCGGCCTGGCCGTGTCCTCCCCTTCAGGCAAGGACGCGATCGGGTGGGACATGCGTGGTTCGCAGAAGGGCGTGACGATGGCGCACGAGCGCCTGATGCGCTCGATCTTCGACGCCAAGCTGGCCCACGACGGTGACCTCACTCTCCGCCGCCACGTCCTCAACGCGAGGCGCCGGACGAACAACTACGGCATCTCCTTCGGCAAGGAGAGCAAGGACTCCCCTCGCAAGATCGACGCCTACGCCGCTCTGATGCTGGCGCACGAAGCGCTGTACGAGCTGCGTACGCGCGGCAAGAAGGTCCGCAAGCGTACGGGCCGTGGCTACTTCATCTGACTCTGTGTAAGTGTGACCGAAAGGTGGTGAGGCATGGCCGACACCAGCCCAGCATCGCTGGCGAAGGAACTCCTCGCCATCCTCGATCGTGACGAGCATCGCCTGGAGCGGATCGACCGCTACATCCACGGCAGGCATGACGACCCGTACATGCCGCCCCAGGCGGACGACGAGTACAAGCTGCTCGCGAAGCGGGCGGTCTCCAACTGGATGCCGCTCCTGATCGGCACGCCGGCCCAGGCTCTGTACGTGGACGGCTTCCGTCCCGGCAAGTCCGGCTCGGACCTCCCGGTCGCGCAGTCCTCGACGAGCCCCCAGTGGGAGCACTGGCAGCGTTCTCGCATGGACGCCCGCCAGGCCGCGGTCTACCGCGGCGCCCTCGGCTTCGGTCACTCTTTCGTGCTGACGGAGAAGACCAAGCGGGGCATCGTTTCGAAGGGCCTGTCCGCCAAGCGGACGGCTGCCCTGTTCGAGGACCCCGCGAACGACGAGACTCCGTACGCCGCGCTGACGGTGACCTCCTGGCCCAAGGGCGACGTCCTCGGCAAGGCCCGGCTCTTTGACGGCAAGCGCGAGTACGCGGTCACCTTCAAGTCGAAGAGCGACACCGAGTCGATCCGTGTCGGAGGCGGCAAGCTGCACGGCGCTACCGAGTGCCCGGTCACCCGCTTCGCCGCGTCGGTCGACCTCGAAGGCCGCACGATCGGTGTCATCGAGCCGATGATCGCCCTTCAGGACCGGATCAACCAGACCATCTTCGACCTGCTGGTCGCCCAGACCTACACCTCGCACGAGGTGCGGTACGTGACCGGCATGGCGCCGCCTCTCCAGATGGAGATGCTGGACGAGAACGGTCAGGTCACCAACGATGCCGCGCTGGCTGTGGACAGCCGGCCCCGGCTCGACGGTGCGGGTAACCCGATCCCGGCCGCGATCAACCACAACGCCCGGCGCTTCCTCTTCGCGGAGGACCCGGACGTGAAGTTCGGTTCGCTGCCCGCGGGTCCGATCGGCTCGCTGATCGACTCGGTGGACATGAGCATCCGGCACCTCGCCGCGATCTCGCAGACTCCGCCGCACCACCTGCTCGGTCAGATCGCCAACCTGTCCGCCGAGGCTCTGCTCGCCGCCGAGACTGCGCTGTCGCGCAAGATCGCGGAGTTCCAGTCCAGCTTCGGCGAGGCGTGGGAGCGGGTCTTCCGCCTGGCGGCCGAGCTCGAAGGCGACACTGGCGCGTCCGACGACTTCACGGGCGAGGTTCAGTGGCGCGACATGGAGCAGCGTTCGCTGGCCCAGGCTGCTGACGCTCTCGGCAAGCTCGCCGACCAGCTCGGCATCCCGAAGCGTGGTCTGTGGAAGCGAGTGCCTGGCGTGACTCAGACCGAGTACGAGGACTGGGAGCAGATGGCCCAGGAGGACGACTCCGTCGGCCAGCTCGCTACCGCGCTGACGCGGGCAACCCCCGACGTGGCGGCCAGTTCAGTGCCGGCCTCGCCTGACAGTGTGGTGGTGGCCGCGTGACCAGTCCGGCCCGACAGGCTGAGGCTGATCGCGCTGCCATCGCGTTCCAGACGGCGCTGACCCAGATCGGGGCAGGCTCCGTCAAGGAGGCGCTCGCGTTGTGGGAGGACGTCCCGGCTACCGCCAGGGCGTCCACCGCGACCTCTTGGCTGAGGCGGGCCATCACGCTGGTGATGGGGCGCAGGCGCCAGTCGCGGGACCTTGCCCGCGCTTACTACCGCCTCGTTCGCGCACTGCGAACGGGGAGCACGGTGGCTGATCCTTACCATCCCGAGCCCAGGTACGTGACTGTCACGACCCTGCGCGAGGAGTTCAACGACTTGGTGCGAGGCGCTGAGCGCCCTCAGGAGGGGCGTGCAAGTGGCGCCCCTGCCAAGTCCTCGGACTCCGCCTCGTCGGCCGCGACCAGCCAAGCTGGGGAAGCTGACAAGGCGGCCCTCACCGATCCCGGCGCCGAGCATGAGGCGGAACTCGACCGCATCCTGGTCGAGGAGATCGAGGGCCTTCGCGATGCGGAGGAGAGGATCGAGCGCGAGGCGGAGCAGGAGCTCCGCACTGTGCTGGAAGCCCTCGGGCC